ACAAAATCATTCTTGTAATCATAGTTCAAATAGCAGTAAAAACTGGCTAAAAACATTTGTTGTTCGTAATTATTAAAGTTTTTTTGTACCTTTGTAACTAATTTTGACTGGTAATTACCATTTAATTTGGTAATTGGATTACTTTCTATGAGATTAACAATATCTACGCTCATTTTATATATTACTTATTGGTTTGTCTTTATATTGTTTATTGCTTTAATAATTAAAAAGCGTTAATTTAATTATTAAAATATATGAAAAAGTATGAGACGATAAATCGTGACAATTTTACTAATTAGAATATGCTAAACCACCCATACCGCTCATAATTCTTAGAACGTTATAGTTGGTAGCATAGACACGAACCTTGGCAGTCTTGGTACCCTCAACAGTTGCGTTAGAAAGAACGAGCTGAAGAGTGGCGTTATCAATTCTGGAAAAGTTGCAAGTTCCTGAAGGCTGATGTTCCTCAGGTCTCAAAGCGAAAGAGTAAACATTGATACCTTCATCAGGGTTTCTGGTGTGAGTTTGGTAAGGTTGGACCCAAGAGAAGTAAGATCCTTCACGCTCAGAGAAGCGGTCTTGTCCGTTAAGTTGTAGCTTAGCGGTGACGACAGGGTTCTGTCCCCAACAATGCATATCAAGAGAAGTCTCAGAAAGAACAAAAGTTCCGGCATCAGAGACACCAGAGTTATCAAGGTGAGGATTATGAGTATCAGCAATAAGAGCAGCAATGTCAGCAGGAGTTCCAACTGGAAGAGGAGCAGCAACACCACCAAGATTTACTTCATTGTAAGGGTTAGAAGGTCCATGCCAGTATCCAGTGAAACCGGCACCTGGAATATAATCAAGAGAACCGGCATCTTGGAAAAGACCACGAGCATCAATGTATGCACGAGAGTCAGCAGCAACAGCGGCAGGTCCACCAAAGGCATGGATAGCATTAGGAAGAGCATCAATTGCATCTGTGTAGTTGAAAGGTTGTGCACCAAGAACCTTGAAAAGAAGAGCATCACAGGTCAATGATGAACAATAATCAACATTTTGATCAGATTGGACAACCCAGATTAGCTCCTTAACAGGGTGGTTAAAGTTGAGCTTAATCTTGTTAGAGGAAGAACCGACAGATTCATCACCAGTGAATTGAAGCTGGGTAATGAGGTACTCATGAGGGTTCTGTGCCATTCTACGACGCTCATCAGTGTCCAAGAACACATAGTCGACATAGAGGGAAGCAGCAACAAGAGACTGGTTGTAGGCAATAGTGGCAGGGACAGGACGTCCAACAGAGTATTGACCAGCAGATCCAGTGTAAGGATTAGTGTTGCAGTTAAGGGTAGTAACAGCCCAAAGACACTCATCAATAGGTCTGATATCAAGGTTAATCTTGACTTCGTGATATTGAAGAGCAATCAAAGGAAGAGCAAGACCAGGGTTTGTGCAAAACCAGAATTGAAGAGGAACATAAAGGGTTGTTTCAGGAAGAGCATTACGTGGGGCACAAACTTGACGAGGAGCCAAGGAGTCACAAGGAGATTCAACATCAGAAAAAGAAGGATCAGTGATGAATGTAAGTTGAGTGGTGTTACCAATCATCTTAAAGTATCCACGTTGTTGCTCAGCAGTCATAGTAAGCTGGTTCCAGATGTGCATCCAGTCACCATATTGGCGGTCAATACGTTGACCTCCAATTTCAACCTCAACCTGGGCAATAATTTGCTCACCAGGGAAATCAAGCCATCTAGCATAGACACCAGTGTTTTGGCCAGTAGAATAGTTACCTAGACCCATAAGTTGGTTAATCTCAGGAAGTGTTACTTGGAGATAAGTGCGGTAAGCGAGATCACCATTTCTAGAGATCACGCATTGGACACGGCGACCGAAATCAGCCTGTCCGTTGAAAGTTTGCTCAATTGATTCAATAGCAAAGTTTGTGTATCTTCTGTAAGTAACTTTCCAGAAAGTAATTTGAGGATTACCTGTAAGGTAAACATCTTGAGCGCCATAGGCTACCAATTGCATAAGACCACCTCCCATATTTATAAATATGCTAAAGAAAAAAATTTTTTGAAATTTAATTTAATTAATTTATTTAATTTAATTAAAAAATACAATATAAAACTTATTTACAAATGTTTATTAGTAAAATAGCTTATAAATATATTATTATTATATATTAATGACATCATTAACAGATAAATCATTATTATTTATTTCAAAATCTAAAAAAATTCACGGAGATAGATATGATTATTCTAAAGTAATATATATCAATGCTAAAACAAAAGTAATTATATCATGTAAAGAACATGGAGATTTTGAACAGACACCATCAAATCATTTAAGTAAATTTAATTGTCAAAAATGTTCAAAAAATTTTAAGTTAGATACTTATTCTTTTATTGAAAAAGCTAAAGAAATTCATGGTAGTAGATACGATTATTCTAAAGTTAATTATATTAATGCAAATATACCTGTAGTAATAATATGCAAAGAACATGGCGAGTTTAATCAAATTCCAGATTTTCATATTAATAGAAAATGTAATTGTCCTAAATGTATTAAAAATATTGTTAGCAACTCTATAGAATTTATTGAAAAAGCAAATATAATACATGAAGATAAGTACGATTATTCAAATGTTAGTTATATTAAATCTACAATTCCTATTTCTATTATTTGTAACAAACATGGAATATTTAGTCAGACACCTGATTTACATATAAATCAAAAATGTGGATGTCCAAATTGTATAAATAAAACTGAGTTTAAATTTTTTACTAAAATAAAAGATTTTTTTCCTCAAATTAAAAGACAATTCAAAGTAGAATGGTGTAAAAATAAATTGTATTTACCATTCGATTTTTGTATTGAAGAAGATAAAATAATTATTGAAATAGATGGACAACAACATTTTAAACAGATTTCTAATTGGACATCACCAGAAATTCAAATAGAAAGGGATATATATAAAATAAAATGTGCAAATGAAAATGGGTTTTCAATTATTCGACTATTACAAGAAGATATTTTAAAAGATAAATATGACTGGATAGATGAAATTAAAAATAGCATTATTAAAATTAAAGATGAAAAAATAATTCAAAATATTTTTTTATGTAAAAATAAAAAATATGATAATTTAAGAAATAACCTTGTTCAAATCTAAATTGGTCTTCATAAATTTAAGCAAATAAGAATCTTCCAAAACTTCTTTTTTATTTTCATGATGTTTTCTAAATACATAAGAGTCATTTTTTTTCTTAACCGACCAACCTTGTTCAATAGAATTAAAAAGAATTAACATTTTTTGAAATTTAATTGCATCAATTTTAACTTTTTCATTTTCTAAATCTTTTAAAGATTCCAAATTTATTTTAATATCCATTAAAGTTTAAAAAGAAAAGTTAAGTTTTTTTTAAACCAGTTTTGGTTTTTACAAATTTAATTTTAATATTAAAAATAATATATAATAATTTTTTTAAATTAAAAAGTTACTTTATCTAAAATATGTTTTATATTTATTATAAATTAAATAAAATTTTTGAATAAATATAAAAGAATATGCCAAGTTTTAAGCCAAAATCTGCAAAAAAAATAAAATACAATAAAAAAACAGCTATTACACTCGATATAAAACACAAGGAATTCTTAAATGAATTCAATAAGGATGATGAATATAGAATACCAAATTTAAAATTAGAAAGACTTGTTTTCAAAAATCAATTAAAAAATCAAAATTTGACAATTGAACAACGTCTCGATATTGAGGATAAAATAAATGAGATATTTGAAACAATCAGAATTATTAAATTGAAAAAAAAAGAATATTTTCTAGATAATTCAAAATATATTTTTGAATATTTTGAAAATAAAAAAAACATATCAGAAGGTGGTAATATACCAACACAAAGCACAACAAATAAAACTAAAATAATGAATTCTTTTTTTAAAATAAAAGAGAATTTTGAAGAAGATTCTTTTGCAAAAATAGAAAATAATAATATTGTTCAAAAATATTTAAGTAATATCGATGATGCATTTTTAGATGTTAATTCATTTATATATCAAACAGATATATGTCAAATATGTTTCAAAGGAGAATTAATTCCGCTTGAAGATGAAGGTATTATGCTTTGTAATAGTTGTTTCAGAAGTATTCCATATTTAATAGAAAATGAAAAACCTTCTTATAAAGAACCTCCTAAGGAAGTTTGTTTTTATGCATATAAAAGAATTAATCATTTCAAGGAAATTTTGGCACAATTTCAAGGTAAAGAAACAACACAAATCCCGTTAGATGTTATTGAAAATATTAAATTACAAATTAAAAAACAGCGCATTGAACTAGATCAAATTACGAATATAAAAACAAAAGAAATTTTGAAAAATTTAGGATATAATAAATACTATGAACATATACCATTTATTAAGGATAAATTGGGGATTAAACCACCAATTATGTCGCCTGAATTAGAAGAAACATTATGTAATCTTTTTATTGAGTTACAAGCACCTTATTCTAAATATTGCCCTGATGATAGAGTAAATTTTTTGAATTATTATTATACTGCTTATAAACTTTGTGAACTTTTAGGTGAAAAATTATATTTGGATCATTTTCCTATGTTAAAAGATCCTGAAAAACGTATGGAACAAGACGAAATATGGAAAAAAATATGTTTAGATTTGGACTGGGAATATATACCAACTATTTAATTAGGGTTTATAAGGAAATAATTGTAGTTCTCTCGTATTATAAATGGAAAAATTCGGGTCGTAATTATTTGCACCAACACCTGAACCATAACAAGTACCACCTCTTTGTTTACGAGAATGCCTTGTTTTTTTATGATGTCTTGTTTTCTTTTTCTTTTTCATTTTCATTTTACCGCCATTTTGATAATCTTCATCTTCATATTCATTATCAGTTTCATCACTCATTTCATTTAATTGTTCGATAATTTTTTCATTTGGTACATTTTGATTTTTAAAAGCTCGAATTGTTACAATAATTACATCATAATTTTTTAAATTCATTTTATCGTGAATACTTTTAAACAAAGGATAGTTCTCTTCTGTAAAACCCCAATCTGTAAGTTGCTGTTTTTGATATTCTGTAAGATCTTCTTTTTTCCCACCAAACATTTTTTTAGAATTTATACGTTTATGACGTCTAGATTTATTTTTTCTCTTAAATGAATGTTTTGTCATAATATACATATAATAATATATTAATTTGAAACTATATATTATTTTAAAATTCATCTACTAGATTACCTTGTCTATCATATATCAAAATTTCATATATGTATCCTAAATCTTTGGCTGCTTTTTGTTTTTCTAAAACATTATTTTTGGTTTGATTTGTCCATGTAGATTTTACTTCAATACATCTATTTTGTGATGGAATATAAAAATCTACATAATGTCTTCTTTTTTTATTATTTATGTCATTATACCATATAATTGGAACATCTTTTCTATTTGTTATAATAGAATCTTCACATATTTTTTCAAAGTATAGTAATCTATCTAACGCAAAATTTTCGTATCCTTGATACTCTAATAATTTACCAGATGGTAACTTATATTGTTTTTTGTTATAAGAGTTTTTAAGCATTGTGTCAGCTACTTCTGCATTTTGTGAATGATGAGGGACGCCATATCTCTCTAAATTTGTTTGTGTTGTTTTATTTTTAAATTCTTGTGTTTCTAAATAATGTTTTACACCATATTTTTTAAGACAAGTATTACGTTTTTTATTCTTTATTATTTCCGATTGTGAATTATGTTCAACACCAAATTTTATTAAATTCGTCTGTATAATTTGTTCTCTTATTTTAGGTGATTTTAGATGTGATGAAAATCCAAAGTTTTTAAGACAAGTATTACGTTTTTTATTCTTTATTATTTCCGATTGTGAATTATGTTCAACACCATATTTTTTTAGAGTAGATTGTTTTAACTTTTCTTTTATTTCACTATTTTTCATAGGATTATCTACTCCAAATTTATGTAAATTAGTTTCAAGTATTTTTACTTTTCCATTTTCTTTACTGCATTTTTCACAATATCCGCCTATTTTTAGAAGTTGACGAAATGGTTTAATAAAATTATTTTCACAACTATCATTTAAGCAAATTCCTTCAATATTTGTATCTCTATTAATAAATTTTTCAGAATAATCATCTAATAATATTATATTATTTTCATTACAAAACTCTATCAACATATGAATATCATATTTTACCTTTGAATTTTTAATTTTATTTTTTGAAATACTTTGCATACATGATTCGCAGTATGCTGCCGTTTTAATTAATTGACGAAAACATTTATTAAATTTATTACAACAATTTTCAGTTATACAATTGCCTTCTATATAACTTTCCCTATTTATTTTTTCAGATGTATAATCGTTTACTAATTGTATTTTGTTTTCATTACAATATTGTAAAAGTTTTTCACTAGTATATCTCATTACTATATTATATGAATTTAACTTTATATTAGTTATTTTGTAAATAATATAAATTTATTAAACATCTGCACGATTTATGGTCTTAAAATCCACCCGGAAAATGAACAAGGTTTGCTCCAATTCCAAAGCCAGCTCCAGATCTAGCAGTGGCACCCATTGATGGTACATAGGTGTCAAGAATACTAAATGTGGCAGCAGCAGTCAAAGCAATCAAAACAATTTCCTCAACATTTAAAGAACGTTTAGGGATAGCATAGGCAGCAATAGCTACCATTAAACCCTCAACAAGATACTTAATAATTCTCTTAACAAGTTCGGCAATATTAATTGTTCCGTTCATTATATTAAATAATAAGAAAAAAATATATATATATGCGATAAAAACTTAAAAATAAATAATATATTTATCTAAATGGAACGTTCTAAAGATAAGAATTCTAAGAAAGCTGGTTTTGAGAAAAAGGAACTAAATGGGAAAGTAAATCCTAAATATGTCGATCTATTGGAAGAAGATAAGCCTATTGCTGGACAAAAATTTGTTTGTGTATCTTTTTGTTCTCCAGAAGAAATCTTAAAGAAAAGAGAAATGTTTTTCTTTGAGGAATTCCTAAAGAAATGGGAATTTAATAAATCAATGGAAAAATTTGTACAATTCTTAAATTTTGTTTCTTTCAAATACAATGTTTCATTTGATGATTTGTCAGATGATTTTAAGGAGTTTGTTAAAGAGGAAAGAGAGAATATTATTAAAACTACTTTTGAGGACGAATACAAGACATATTTGGATAATAATGAGGAAGAGTTACAAAAACAATTTGATATTGCTCATAATTTCCAAACAAGTACTCGTGGTATAAAGATTCGTGGATCTTATCCTACACAAGAAGAGGCCGAATTAAGAGCAAAGATGTTGAGAGAAATTGATGATAATCATAACATTTTTGTAGGACCTGTAGGTATGTGGATGCCTTGGGATCCGGAAGCTTATAAGACTGGTCGTGTTGAGTATTTGGAAGAGGAACTCAATCAACTAATGAGTGAAAAAAATAAAAACGAGACCAATGCCAAGTCAGCTTTCGATCAACGTGTTAAAGAATCAAAACAAAAGGCAATTGATGAAAATATCAAGAATGCAGAAAAGTCAGGTAACACATTAACTCAAACTATTGATGATCAGGGAAATTTAGTTGGTGTGAACAATGCAAATACACAAGAGTTTGCTTTGAAAGAACAAGAAAATATTTCAACTGCTGATATTTGTATGGAGTTATTTGAAGGAGAGAATATCATTGTTGGCAAGACAGATAATGGTAAGAGTCAACTTGTAAGTGGACCATTTTCTAATGTTCCTTTATAAAAATAAACTAGAATTTAATATTTAGTATATAATTATTAATTAAATAATATAATATATTATGGAGTATCCTATTTTAAATATTAAAAGTATTTCAGAAAGGTGTAATGATGATATCATTATTTTTTGTACTAACTATAATGAAAAGGATAATACAGAACTATTATTAAATATTACAGAATTTGATAAAATATCAATATCACAAACAATAGAGACTATTTTGAAAAAAATGGAAAAATTTGGACTAAATAAAAGTGAAAATTATGTTGATAAAATAATGTATATAGATTCAGAAGACAATAAAAATCAATTATGGATTTGTAGAACATATTTATTTTATCAATTATTGATTTTTGCAACTGCTACTTTTCAGAATAACGAATTATATAATACAATTTATGATGATATTGATTTATTTCCATATAGAAGTGATATTGAAAGTGAATTGAATAATTTCAAATTGGGTATTTTTGGCAGTATTACACCAGTTTCAGATATTGATATTGGTATTCAATATTCTGGTACTACACTAAAAATACCAGGTCTTGCATATATTGTTTCTAGATTTGAAAGTTTATTTGTTATTTTTACTGAAAAATCTAGTTTAGATTTCGATATAGAAACTTATGCAGATATGATGACAATACCAAATCCAGATAAAACAGATATTGAACATCCAGATTATTTTTATTTAGATGCTAGTGAATTTACTATAACAGAATTTAATAGAATGTTAAAATGTGCTGGTAATAGTATTATAAGAAATTTGTATTTAGGATATAATGTAGATTTAGGTAAGGAAGTTGGATTAGTATTAATTGATAAGGAATTAGAAATTCTAAAATTTATGATGTACTCTTTATCTCAAATTGAGAATGACGTTAGATCATCATTACAAGACCGAAATTGGGTAGACGATGCAAATATAATAATATTTAAATTTTTAAATGATACTTACAAAAATCAAAGATATGAATATTATAAAAAGGTAGAAGTTGCTGAACAGATTAAATTTGATAAATTAAATAATAATATTTTAATTGAATTAACACCAAGTGATATATGTGATATAATGGTTGCTATTGGAGATTCTTTAACTTACCGAATGGAAAGTTATACATGTGCACCAACAATTATGCATGTTGTGCGTATATTACAAGCATCTAAGAAAAATGTTGAAAAATATAAAACATTAACACCAAAGACTTATTGTATACAAAAAATCGTTCATTTAGATCCATATTGTACAATTGGGTATTATGGTTATATTTTAAGTATGTTAGAACAATTTGGTTATTGGTATCGTTTTTATATAACTTATTGTGAACCAGATCGCTATGATGAACAAAAATGTAAAAAAAAAGTAATAAAATATAAAGAACGTTATGAAAATGCATTATCATATTTGAAACAATTATTACCTCAAGAACAACAGCCTGAAGAACAACAGCCTGAAGAACAACAATCTCAAGAACAACAATCTCAAGATATAATTACAACAGGAGGTAAAAAAAATAAACGTAAAAAAACAAAAAAAAATAAATATATTAAAAAAAATAGAAACAAGAATACAAAAAAAAAATATATTTAAATTTTTAATAAAATATAAATTTTGATTTAAAACTAAAATAAATAATATAACTTATAATGAAAATTTGTTATATTATTTCTACCTGTGATAAATACTTGGAAACAAGAGTCAAATTTCAAATGGATACATTTTTAAAAGATGTTCCAACATCTGACATATATTATTTAACTTCAAAACCTAATATAGAAAAACGACAATTTGGTTGGAATTGTATGGACGACCCATATAATATTACATGGAAATATATTTATTTTATGCATAATATGAATATTCCTGACTATGATTGGTATATTTTCATCGATGATGACACATTTGTCTTCCAAAGTAGATTGGAAAACTTATTACAAAATTATGATCATAATGACTATTATTATATTGGCAAAGAGCTGGATCATATAAAAAATGAATTTTGTTTATACATGTCTGGTGGTGCAGGGTATGCCATGTCTAAAGCACTATATTTGCATTTATGTTCTTATGTCCGTAAAAATGGTACTAGTAATAGTTATAAGCATTGGTGTGATGACTTATGTATTGGTTTATGGATTCGTGATATAGAAAAAAATGATGCTATTCCTATCAAACAATTAAATAATGATTTATTTCATTTAGATGTTCATAGTTGTGAATCTGAATTAACAGATGCAATTACAATTCACAAAGTAATGATAGAATCACAATTTAAGTTTTATCAAGAGTTAAATGAACAAGATATAAAAAAATTAATAACAGATACAAAAGAAGATACTACTTTTACTCTCATTACTGACATAGCTTATTTTCAAAAAGCAAAGAAAACAATTATTGATTTGAGAAGCCGAGGTAACTGGCAAGGTTCTATTGTTTTAATCACAATTGATTTTGATTTGAATACTAATTTTAAGGATTTTTATAATATAACTGAAGTTAAATTTCCAGTGATTGATAAGACGTCTCTTATAGAAAAGATTGGTCCTAATGGTTTCTCGAGTTCAGACAAGAGAGAATTAAATAAATTAAATCAATGGGAAAAATTACATATTTTTGATGATTATTTTAAACAATGGCAAAGAGTTGTCTTTTTAGATGCGGGTTTACGTGTATTAGATGATGTTTCTTATTTATTATCTCTCGATTATAAAAATAAAATTTTGGCACCATTGGATGGAAAACATAGTGCATATAATGATTTTAATTGTCAATTGTCTTATGATAAACCAGAGGTGGTTGCTTCACTCGTCCATAAATTTAGTGATACTATTTTAACATCCAATTATATGTTGAATTGTATTTGGATATATGATACAAGTATTTTAGATTTATGTGATAAAACTCAGTTGATCGAGGCAATGAATGAGTATCCAGTTTGTAAAACAAATGAGATGGGAATTATGAACATCCTATTTCATTTTAAATATCATTTATGGGAACCCTTTCCTATAAAAGCATCCAATGGTAAGTATTTGTTTGATTGGTGTGAATCAAATAATCCATTTACAAATTGGAGAGAATATTGTTTTATAAAATATCCTGTCACGATTACTTTTGAAGATACATGAAGGGTTTACAAGGTTGTTGTATAATAATAGTCATTATTGAATACAATTCCAGATTTAATAGAACGGCTCATTTTAGCTGCACAAATTCCTTCAGCATCTGCTGCCTTTGCTATTGAGTCCCAAGTTGACAATAACTGGTTGCTATCTTTTTCTCTCTTGTACACTTTTTTACCAGTTGATACTACAAGTTTTGGTTTATATTCATTTTGTTTTAATGATATTCCATAATATCCTTCATTACTTCCTTCATCTGTCCAAACTGTTGCTTTAAGTGCATATGATGATAAATTTAAATATTCTTTAATTTCCTTCATATCATTTTCTGATAGTTTTTTATCAACTGAAATTTTCCATTTTTGATATTCTCTCAATAATACAGAATTAAGAATTTTTCCACAATCTGAAAATTGACATGACTGAAATATAAATGTTTCAACTTGTGAATCTACTTGTGTTTTTTTATATTCAACAGATTTTAATTTGATGCCTAGATAGCCATGATTTCCTTGAATACGTTTTGGTTTAAATCTAGTATCCATATAATTTTTTAATGCATGAAAAACTTCCTTTGTAGGTTTAACTTGACACCATAATCGATAACGTCCTTCAATGTTTACAGATAACTCTTCTACATCTGGTCTGACAATACAAATGCTATTTACAAATTCATTGAATTTTTTATGTAATTCATCTTCTGGTAATAGTGTATTTTGATAAACGGATTGATTTTCGGTTGCAACTGATTCAATGACTTTTTGATTACTTTCCAATTTTTCTTTCAATTCCCTTATTTCAATTGTATTTTTTTCTAATAATGATTTGCTATATTGTATTTGTTCCTTTAAATATTTATTTTCATTTTCTAACTCTGCATTTTCTTTTATTATTCTATTAAAATTATCAATACTATATGTTTTCGAATGAATAATATCTTTGATATGCTTATTTAATTTTTCAATAGTAAAATTAGTAGCATCATAAGCTATAATTTCTGTTTTATTTTTACCATTTACTTCTATAGTACGAATTTGTCTTTTAATTTTTGGATATGTTTTTATAAGATTTTCTATTTCTACCTTGTTTTGAACACGGAATGCATTGACTAAAATAAAATTTGTATATTTTTTTCTATGATCTAATAATCTTGTCGCCAAATCATTTGTATGTCCAAATTTAATTAATTTCTCTTCTGCTTCATTTGTATTATCAATAGTACCAAAATAAATACATTCTATATTTAGTGGAAATTGAACTATTATTGCTTGTTCTACTGCTCGATGTTTTTCTTTTTTTAATAATTTTTTTTCTTGTTCTGTTGATTGTTTGATTTCTAAAATAATATTATCTTTTTGTTCTAATTGAAGTTTTAATTCGTTTGTTTCTTCTTCTACAATTTCATGTAATGTTTCCTCTAATTTCATATAATATTCGTGAATTTCTGATGCCTTTTTTGTTTGTGCTTTTAAACATAATGATTTAAAACATTTGATGGTTAGTAATATTGTTTGTTTGTTTTGTCCACCATTTTGTTTAATAGGTGTTTCTAAAACCGCTCCTCCAACTTGAGGAGCGGTTTTATAGTCTACATCTAAATTAAAATGCTTCTCTATTAATCGTATTGCGTTATATTTTTGATTAAAACCTAACCATTTCCATATATCATCCAAATCAACTACAAAATCGATATTTTTATCATAATTTAAGTAGTTGTAAGTGCTTTTATATTTAAAAAGCGCTTTTTATAAAAAGAAGTCACTCTGGGTAAAAGCAAAGCGCTTTTTCTTACCATTTATTTGCCTTTTTCACACTGATTTTTGGTCCTGCACCGCGTTTCTTTTGCTTATTTGGGTCATATTGTTCCTCATCTTCATCATCCTTGAGACTTTTTGAAAGCTCCCAGAATTCTTTAGACCCTAATCTGAAGTCACCATGGTTGTCAGCTTTATACCAGAACACTTGGTCATGTAATTTATTCGATTTAGAGTTGTTATTAATTACTAAACATTCAAAATTTTCGGTACATTGATCCATGACCTGACAAAAGCTCTCAAATGTTGGAAACATACCAGCGTAATTTTCGTAAATACGCTTTCTATTTGCAATATAATTTTCTCTCAAAATGAAGACGTAATCAATGTTAGTTCTGAGCACTGGAGGGATTCCAAGCGGATATTGCATTGTTATGACTAACATTATCTTCCAATGTCTTCCATTCATAAATAAAAGTCTCATCATCTTATCACGAGCCCATGTGTTATCAAATAAGCAATCATCTAAAATAACAAATGCACGTGGATCAATAGTACTGCGTTTATAAGTTTCCATTTCTTTTTTTATTTGTTTCAACACAGTGCGCTGTCGCTTCAAAATATTTTCAATAATAGCAGTATTATATTCTGTATGTACAAAAAGTTTTGGTACCATTTTGCCGTAGAAACCATTTCCTTCTTCTGTACCAGATATAACAGTTCCAATAGGAATATCTTGATGATAATATAGCAAATCTCTTACCAAAAAAGACTTACCTGTATCACGCTTACCAATTAGCACAACAACAGGTCCTTTATTCTCATTAGGTTTGAAACTAATATTTTTCATATCAAATTTTTTTAACTCAAGTGTCATATTTATTAGTTTTAGAAATTATATTTTAGTTGTTTTTACGCAAATGTATAAATTCAAATAAAATCCTTAATAGTTCAGCAATATATATTAAGACATAATAATAAGTTAAAAACTTATATAATTTATATCTTAATTAGCTAAATAATGATAAATGTTAATTATCAGAAAAGAAAGAATGTTGAGCTTTTTAAAAGTTTAGAAAATCCAACATCTCTTTTTATTACTCAAGCGCAAAATTATATTCCAATTTATAACAGATTTTTTGCATTAAATGATAGTAATTTTAATGGTATTAATTTAAATAATAAATGGTATATTTCAAGCATAAAAGAAGAAATAGATAATAATTCTCATTTATATAATTGCAAAATTAAGAATAGATTTAATGATAAAACTAAAGATAAAGAAATATTTTTTAAACTTGCACCATTATTAGATCCTTATAAATATTTAATTGGAAAATATAATGTTAATGATCCAAAAATGTTTACATTACCAAAATTAACATCAACTATAGATGATTGTTTTGAAAAATTTATAGATCATAATAACTCTGCATATGTTGATGGATTATTTTTATACTTGACTAGTCAACTTATACATAATACTTATTTTCCTCATGGTGTAGATTATTATGGATCCTTTTTAGGTATAAAGAATGATTTTACTATAAATGTATTTGATGACATAGATTATTTGAATAGTTCAGATTTTTTCAATAAAAATAAAAATAATTTATTTAAAATAGATAGTTATGAACATTTATTTCAAAATGAAAAAGAAAAACTAAAACCTATTCAAATTAATCATAATATAAGTGCAAAATCTCAGCTATCTGTACAATCATTTGATAATAAAATATTTGATGATGTTTTTGATGATAAAATTTTTGACTTGAATGATTTAAAAAATACGACAATGGATTTGGTAGATATAACTAATTCTACTATTTTCGATAATAAAGATAATAATCATGTTACATTAAAATCAAGTTCAACGTGTTCATCTAGAACATCTTATACTGCAGATGGTAGTCTAGAAGAAAATAATATTAATGTTATAAATTTTGATGGTGAAAACGAAGATGATGGCGAAGATGATAATGGCGAAGATGATAATGGCGAAGATGATAATGATGGCGAAGATGATAATGGCGAAGATGAAGATGGCGAAGATGAAGATGGCGAAGATGAAGATGGCGAAGATGAAGATGGCGAAGATGATGGAGAAGATGATGAAGATGAAGAAGATGATGAAGATGATGGAGAAGATGATGAAGAAGATGAAATAATTAATGCAATAATACCTAAGTTTCCAGTACAAGCAATTTGTATGGAATATTGTGAAAATACATTTGATGATTTAATTATTAACAATGATTTATCTAATGATGAATGGTATTCAGCTTTTATGCAAATAATAATGATTTTGATTTCTTACCAAAAAGCTTTTAATTTTACACATAATGATTTACATACAAACAATATAATGTATA